TAGCGGGTGTAATAAAATCTTTAGAAGACGCTGCTATTGCAGGAAGAAATCTTTCCGCACCAGAAATTGCTACTATAAAAAATCAAGTAAAAAACACAGTGTTTGATGCTCAGGAAGGTTTAAAAGACATAGCAATGACAAGACTTTTAAAAAATTCTTTTCCTGACGGCACCATGACGGTAGAATCTATAGCGTCTGGATCTTTTGGACAAAACATGGGTAAAGCTTTGAATGCAATGAATAAAAACGATGGTCTTGCGCTTGTGTTAGGAAATGGAAACTTAGCAACAGGTAAAGGTATAATTAAAAACTTAGAGAAATTAGCGGATCAAAGCCTTAGAGTATCTAATCGTTCTTTTAAAGGTAAAGCGGGTTTAGCTCCTTCTACTTTTGTGTTAGGCGCAGCTGCTGCTTTTTTTGCATCTCCATTAAGTCTTTTAGGTAGTGTAGGTATTATGGTAGCTTTTTCTCGTATATTACGTAATCCTGCTTTTTTAAAATGGATGACAAGTTCTCAAGCTAGTGCGCGAATAGCTATAAAAGGAAGACAATTAGGTGTAAACACAGGCGATGGATATTTCACTAGAGATATGTTTCCTCCTGAAATTTTAGATCTTATGAACAGAGAAATTCGCAACACAACGATGAGAGGCACTAGCGAAACAGCTGAAAACTTATATAACTTTGGAGCAGAGCAATTTAGTAATATAGCTGGAAATCCACAGGTTCAAGAAGCTACGCAATCTATTACGGATACTGTAATGGGTAGTCCTGCGGGCGAGTTTATTCAAGAAAATGTTACTGATACGGATAGCGATATGAGTTTAACAAACCGTGCTCGTACGGCATTACGTGATGTTGAAATTAATAAAGTCTTAGGAATACAATAATGCCAATAGATCGTACCAAACTTGCTAATATGTTAATTCTTCATGAAGGTATGAAGTTAAAAGTGTACGATGATGCGACAGGCGATGACATATGTAAAGGCGACGTGATGCAAGGACACCCGACCATTGGCGTTGGTCGAAACGTTGCAGGCGATGGTTTAGGAATATCGGAAGAAGAAGCACGGTTCATGTTACATGCAGATATAGATCGTATAGAACAAGAAGCTAAATCCTGGGATATTTACGGAGAATTAGATAGTACACGCCAGGCCGTGTTATTAGATATGCTTTTTAATATGGGATTAACACGATTTAACCCAAACAAGTGGCCTAAAATGTTTCAAGCTTTAAAAGAAGAAAACTGGGAAGAAGCCGCTAATCAAATGCTTTCAAGTGCTTGGGCCGGGCAAGTAAAGTCTCGCAGCGAACGGTTAGCTAAATTAATGGAATATGGCGTTTGGATTGACTAATGGAAGCAAAGTTATGGGCAATACTTTTTGTAGTGTTTTTTTTAAGCTTGCTTACTTGGTGTAGCGTAGCATCCGCTCAAAGTAATACTGTTAGTTCAACTTCGTCCACGGTATCAGGCACTACCACAGTTGACCGTACTCCTAGCACAGCATCCGCTCCAAGTGTTGTTATTAATAATCAAGATGTTTGTAGTTTTGCAGCCTCTGGAGCAATTCAAACACAAATATTTGGACTTGCTGGTGGTACCGCTATTAGAGATTTAAACTGTGAACGCATGAAATTGTCAACCAGATTGTTTAGAATGGGCATGAAAGTTGGAGCAGTAGCTATGTTATGTCAGGACGAAAGGGTGTTTCAAGCGATGGAAATGGCCGGAACTCCGTGTCCATATATGGGAAAAATAGGGCTTGAGGCCGCAACAGCATGGGCTGAAAACCCAGAGAAAAGACCTGACTATGAGCAATGGAAAAAAGATAACGTTGTAGATAAGGAGATAATAACAGATGAAGAAGCTACTGGTCTTGGTATTGGTGGTTTGTTGTTCTTGCTCCTTCTCCTTTGATACATGGGGACAAATGCAAGATCCAGGCACTACAACAACCTCTGTAATTGAAGAGCAAGGCGGAGATGTGCAAGAGGTTACAGAAACAACAGTTACTATTGAAAACAAAACAACCGGCGATATATTAGACGGAGATACAGGTGTCGTAACCACTAGGTACGAGGGAGATATGGATCTGGATTGGGGGGGAATCGGAACCGCTAGTATGGTTACTTGTCCTTCTCAAGTAGGAGGAACAGGTAAATGTGCTAAAGGAACGTCTAGTACGTTAACCACTTTTCAACAAAATATAAATATAGCTCAATTTCATATAGAAGATGGTGGTGCTTTAAACTGGAGTTTAGATGCTTGGCACTCACAAAACAATACAGAGCTATATTTTGAGCTAAAAGGATATAATAATAATGTGTTGTTATGGACAGATAAAACGGATTTAGCGTCTGGCACTACAGATTACGCAGGTAATTATGATTATTCTGGTGGCTTAGATAAACTGTTTGTATCTGTAGGTGGTAAAAACAATTATTATTTTGATAATGTTCAGTTAGATGTGCAGTACAATGTTATTTCTACAGTTGTTACAACTTACTTACAGTATATAGAAACACAAGTTATGTTAAATGAAACAGTAACATCTAATGATACTTATGATTATGAAGATACAACACCAGAGCCTTCTTATGAAGAGATGGATAACTATGATGTTGGTCTACCAGAAATTGCTATTATAGAAGTTATGCCTACAGAAACCGTTGTGTTTGAACAAACAGTAGAATACGCTCCTATTGTTGAAACAAATTCTTTTGAACCTGAACTTGTAACTATGGAAACAGTAGTAGAAGATATTCAAGCTGTCATGTCTGTTCCAGATATACAAGAGCCAGTAGAAACAATAGAAACTCCGCAGCCAGAGCCAGAAGTAGAAACAGAAACTGTAATTGTAGAGAATACTACAGAAGAACCTACTGTAGAGGAGGTTAAAGAGCCTGTAGAGGCCCAAGAAACAGAAGTAGCTGTTGTTGAGGACAATGAACCTACTATAGAGCCAGAAGCAAAGGAAGAGGTAGTAGAAGAAATAAAAGAAGAGGTCAAAGAAGATGTTAAAAAAGAATCTAAACCAGAACCGAAGGAAGTTGCTAAGGAAGAACCTAAGAAGGAAGAGGTTAAAGAGGTAAAGGTTGCCGATAAACCTACTAAAAAACAAGAAGCTAAACAAGAGAAAGCTAAAGAAATAATGGCAGGGTTTGATTCTCAGTATGATGCTGTAGCACAATTAACTACATTAGCTTTGGTTAATGCTTTAGGCGCAGACATTACAACATATCAACAAGTGCCTACACAAGTACAGCCAACCTGGTATGAATCAAAAGAAATATATGCAGAAACTATGTTGCAAGACCCATTAGGTAATTACTTTGGAGTCCGAGATAGCTTAGTATTCGAGCAGATGCTAGGAGCCCAGTATGAGTGAGTTAGAATTTGCAGGAGTAAAATTTAAAGGCGGTCGATTAGTTGGAATTTTAATTGCCCTAAGCACACTTGTTGGAGGAGCCTACGGAACATTTGAAGTTTATAAAGATTATATTGACATGCGAGCTAAAATAAATTCTTACATTGCTCCAGATTTAAGTGGCATAGATAATAGATTAAACCTTGTAGAAGAAAAACTTACTAACTTAGAAACATTATTAACAACTAAAATAAATACAATGGACAATACATTAGAAACTAAAATTACCAATATGGAACAAATCTTACAGTCAGAAATATCTACTGCTATGGCATTAATAACAGCGGCTCAAGGTGATGCTAGGGATATTCGTAATGAGTTACGCAAAGATTTTAACGAAGTGCAAGACCAAATAAGTGCTGTTGACAAGAGATCAAGAGCCTCGGACCAAGAAACAAGAGGTGCAGTAAGAACGGCAGAGAATGAAATAAAGACGTTAATCCAACATGCTGAGGATCGTTTTGACGGTAAGCGTACGGCTATAGAATCCGATGCTGTTAGACGTAACGAAGTTATAGATGTCAAATTAAAAGACCTGGAAACTAGGCTCCGAGAAATGTTGACCAGAGCTTTAAACAATCCATTAGCTGGACAATAATAAACATTGTGTTTATACTAAAACTACCTTAGTTGGAGCGCGGCGCCCCCGCGCTCTTTTATTTAGCGTTACCCCAATCTTTTCCCACCCCTACATCAATACGAGAAGGAACTTTTAATTCCGGGAAACAATTTTCCATCGTTTGTTTAATTTCTTTAATGTTTTCGTCATGCCTAACAGAAAAGCACAATTCATCGTGCACAGT